AGGTAACAGTGCCGCCTCCGGCGTTGCCAACGCCAGACACAGTGTAGTTCGTGGTAATGGTCTGAGTTGTTTCAGCACCAGTCGAGTTGTTTCGCAAAACAACCGTGATGTCGTCTTCGTCAAATATCTTGAACGTGTACGAAAACGCGGTGGTGCTGCCATCACCCGCATAACTGTTCTTAGTTGTGGTACTGCTAACTGTCATATTTAACTCCTAGCGACAATTTACCAGATAAGTGGCATTTTATAAAGATTAATCAACTGCGGAGGTTTCTGGAGAAATTTCAACTAATTTGTTTAGTGCTTGCTTTATACCCAATGCGTTTTGTAGTGGCAGCAACGAGTTTGCTGCGCGAGTCTGTGACTTTGACCACTGAAAGTCTGGGTTTGTAAGTTGACCCGCCAAACCACTTGTTGTTTCAAACAATTTATTTCCCAAATCAACAGCAGGAATACCAGATACAATGTTGGCTGCCAATCCAGTTGTTCTGCCGTACGCAAATACAGGGTCTTCACGCACAAATCTAGCACCAGTATCTATGACTGCTGGAAACAAACTTGCCCATGAACTTCTTTGGAAGGCTGCTTTGGCTATCTCAGTTCCAGATAATCTCTCCTCAAGAAAGTCCTCGCGGTCTTTCCTTCCTATGGCGTTTACTTGTTGCTGTGCAACATAACTTAAACCAGCGAAAGCCACAGAATACATCATTGAAAACATTGCTTGCGCATCTCTTGCTGCGACATGATGTAAAAACTGCTTTGAATAAGACACCAACATAAATGTTCTAAACTGCGTTATTAGTTTACCCATCGTTGTGGTCATGTATTTATTAAGATTGCCTAAATCATTTTGCTGGATTGATTGGCGCGTCATTCTAGCAATAGCTACAATAAAAGCATCACGGGCATCTTCATCTGCCCACTCCGCAAGATTAATCCTGCGTATCTTTCTGTTTCTAAATAATGTAGATGGTGTTGTTGCAGCGTTTTCTCTGATTTGGCTAAAAACTCTATTAGCCATATCATCATCTAGCCCCAACCCACGCAATCTTTGCATTGATATTCTTCTTGCGCCAAATGCAAGGTCGGTTATTTTTTGCACCGCAATCCTTGCAGTCATGCGTTCCAGTGCTAAAGTGATTGGTGCCATGCCGGACAAATCTGCCACAATACGCTTTACTGGCTGAATAGCAAACGATGCTTTATCTATCCAGTCGCCACGCCCTTCTATAAACAAATCTTGCGCATCATGCCTGTTCATTGCTTGATGAATCATGCGGTCGGCACCAATTCCTTCAGCCGCCTCTATTTCATTTAGCACATCGTCTTCTAACTCACCATTTCTAGCGCGTTTTAACATACGGCGCATCTCTGGCACATTTTGCAAAATTCCCCGCCAACCGCCCAATGACAAGGCGTTGCCAAGTTCAGCAACCTGGGCAAATCCAACTTGGTTCATTAGGCGTATAAAATTGTAATCTTGAAGAAGCCTAGAAAATCTGGCAAAACCACCAGTAGGGTTGTCAACAAGCGGAGATGGTCGGCCCATAATCATGTTATAAAGAACATCTGCTGTTTGTATATCTCCAGCTATATCCTCATCAGTAAGCCCTAAATCTCCAGCTTCAGCGCGAACTCTATCTATAAGGCGCGTGTAATCTGCATCACTTTGTATGCCTTTTTGCGCTAATGCAATTCTGCCCCACATTTGGTTTGTATATTGAGTAAACACTTGTTCAGCATCGCGTTCCATAAGGTCTGTTACACGCAACACATTACCATTGCCCACATCAATAGCTGCATTAATGTCTATTTTTAATCTCGATTTTGCACGGGGCGAAATGCCTTCAGGCCGTGTCTCAAGTAGGGATATTAATCTGTCAGCGTCTGCTGCTGGCAAGATGTCTTCTTCAATTAGAATATCCCTAAGAACATCTTTTGAATCTGTAGTAAATGCACGGGCAATACCACTTTCCATGCCGAGTGCTTTTTTGCGTAACTTCTTGGTCATGCTTTTAGCTATTTTGTCGGTCAATTCTTCATCAACCCCAGCTAAGCCACGACTTAACGCAACTTTTAGTACCGCTGATACCTTATCACTTCCATACCTTGTGCTTATGCTTTGAAACTTATAAGCATCCCATAGATGTGTAAAATATGTTAGGTCTTCTGGTATTTCATCAAATCCCTTTACACCAGCACGTTTTGCCTCTGAAAGAATATTTGAAAACAATCTGGCCTGTTCGTTTGCTGCCGCCCTTACATGCGCGGATACTGGCAATCCTGGCTGTTCTATCGCCCTAGCAACTAACTCACCAAATTGTTTTCTTGTTGTTCCAAACTTGGAACGGAAATAACCCACACCGCTTTCTTTAGCCCAATCTCTATATGTGCGTTCGTAAGTTCTATAGTATTGGGCAAGCGTTCCTTTCATCCCGTTTGTTTTAATTATGTCGGCAGTAGATTCAAGTGCCTCGCCACCTTTGTTAAACCCGACAGAATCTTCACCAAGAATGTTTCCAAGATAACGCACTCCGCGCAACTTTGAACTCTTTAACATACCAGTCATATCAAATCTGGCTTTGCCAAATACAGCTTCAGCGGGGTCACGCACCAACTCATCGTATTCATCCATGCTTGTGCGCAAATCATCAATCTGTACTGGACGTGACATTGGGTTCTCAGCCGCACCAACACTTCTGTTTATTTCATCTGCGCTTACGAGTGTTTCTTCTGTACCCATACGGGCTTGAACCGCTTGAACAGCGTCAGACACCTGTGCCTTATTAGTGTCATCAGCAACTTTGCCTAATGCCTTTGTAAATTCGTCTGGCTTTGCCCCGCGAAAATATCCTATTCCGCCACCAAGGAACAATCCAGCAGTGGCCGCATACAATATGTCATACGGGTCTTTAGTTTGGTTTTGTGAAACCAGATAGGCTTCGATTGCGGCATTGGAGGCCGCTGCGCCTGTCGCACCAGAAAAAGCACGGGCTAGTCTTGTGGCTTTTCCACCCCAAACCGCCGGTGCCAATGCACCTTCAGTAGCTACAGAAACTCCAATAGCCGCTGGGTCTAATATTGAAGCAGCAACCCGCAACCCTACGCCACCCCAGCCGTACGCCGCCAAGGTTTTTTCATTCTCCATAGATTGAAGAACTCTATTTCTTAATTCCAACGCATGTGCTGGGCTTACCGCGTCTATAATAAAATCCCTGTACTCCTCTGGCACATCCTTTGTGTACTCATCGTAGGTTTCGTCATCTAGTCTAAAGTCTGGGTCTGGTTCATATTCTGGGTTTTCTCTAAACAAGTAAGACATCATATTGTCTTCTTGAAAGGCCGCAGACACGGCATCACCGAATGTTACATTTTCGGCATAAATTTCAGATTCCTTTTCAGCATTTAATATGTCCTTCTTTAATACTGGACGGAACGCTTCTATTTTATAATCAAGGTCTGCCATTATTCGGCTTCTTCCGACTGTTCTGGTTCACCAAAGCCTAGTGCTTGAAGAATTGATTTTCCAGCATCATCACTTGGAAGCATCATGTCATCAGGTGAAACCAAGGACTGTTCCACCTCATTTACTCTGGCAATTTGTTTTCTGTTCTGTTCTGCAATTCTAGACTCTCTAGCAGCCTTTGCTTCTTCGCCAAGCAAATCCTCTAACTCTCCCTTGGTAAACTGTGCGCCTGTTGGCAAGCCGCCAGCATAAACGATATTCCACAAGTCAGGTGAACCGGGAATCGCTGGTTTAATAGCTAGTTCATTTTCTTCAAATTCAGAATCTGGATTGTCTGCTAAAAACTGCGCAACCGCTGCTTCAGACTTTTTTTCTATATCTATTGGCATGTTTTCCATTCTTTGAAGCAACACATTGCCAACCATCATATGTGTCTTGGTAATATCTTTTTTTGCATAATCCAGTGCTTTTGCTTCATCCATGCCATATTTCATAAACATCTTGGCGCGTTTTTTTAGCGATATTTCGATGTCTGATGAGTTTGTTGCTTTTGTTTCAAAAAACCCCAAGAATCCACCTTGCGATGTATCCCCAATTACTTCTTTTACTCTTGCATCCAGGCTTTTGGATTTTATGGCTAAGTCAGCGTCTGTAATCTGTGCCGCATTTGATACAAACTCAACAGCACCAGCAGTGCCAAATGTTTGCTCAAAATCCAATACCGCCTCAAAGAACGCACGTTGAGTATCATTAACATGATTAGACACAACACCTGGCCTTAATCTCATAACGCGGTACAGTTCTATTGTGTCCATTACCACTTTGTCGGGCGCGTTTGGGTCAAATGCGGGACTTTGTGCGCGGGATAAAGCACTGGGAAAAACAGCAGCTATGCTATCAAGTTTTACTGCATTGTTTTCTAGTAGGTTGAAAACTTGGTCTGGTGTTTTATTTTGAATTGCCATAGATATAGAAGCAGACCTTATATCTGGCTTCAGATTATCAACGACCTGATACCAAGTTCCATCAATTAAACTATCAGCCCCAACTTTGACTTGAGCCTGTCTTTGCACTTCTTTGTTTAATGCGCCGCGCAGCTTGGCAATTCTTGCAACATTAGTCTGTGCCTTTTCCCCAGTAGTGCCACCTAATCTGTATATAGGATTTCTACCATCAATAGATTGCGTAAGGGATTGTTCGGCTATGTCTAAAGCCCTTCTCATCCCCGCAACATCAGACATATCCCCTAAATCTATTAAATTCGCAACTGAATCTATGGTTTGCTCTGATGACTCAGCCACCATAGCATCCACATCCTCGCCACTCTTTCCTAGTTGCTTTGCACTTTTGACGCTATCAACAACAACACTAAAGCCCTGTTCCACAGTAGCGGAACCCTCAACACCGTCTGTCATGCTTAATATGACGCTATCAGAAACAGTATCCTCTATATCTTTTGCGCGAGTTTCAAATTCCTTCGCTATAGACGCTATATTTTTATTAGACAAACCATAAGCTGAAGGGTCTATTACTTGTTGTTTTCCATTAACGGTAACTGTTACAGGCTTCCCAGCGCGTAAGTCTGACGCAAATCCATTTAACTCCTCTCTACTTCCGTCAACAGTATTTACTGTTCCTATAAGCTGGTCAGTTACAACAGTCCTCACACGACTCAAAGCCGACTGGTTCTCCTTTAGTAGTTTAGCTTTTTCATCCCTGCCTAAATTGCTGGCAAAAATTTTAGCGCGGGTGTCCAAAAGCCCAGCAGCATTTGATGCCTGTTCATCGCCCAGATTTTTTAACTGAAACCCTCTTTTATCTATCTCAACAGACACATCCTGCAAGTCCATCTTCACATCAAGACCCTGTGCGTCAGCGTCTGTCATAATTGCTTGGATGTCATTCATAATACCAGGCATGTTGACTGGGTTTGATGCGCCCTCATCAATTAAATAATTCAGTGCCTTGTTTGTATCTTCAGAACGCTTCTTTTGCTGCTTGCTAAATACATTCCCTCTGCCAGCAGAAATCTTGCGGTCAATCTTATCACCAAGGTTGGCTTTGATTGCTTCCTTTTGATTGTTTGTTAAATCATTCCTCGCATCAATAGATGCCAGCGCGTCTTTCCTAAATGCCCCAGCCTCAATGTTGAAACCTTGGACTGTATTGCTTTTAGGGTTATTGACTAACTCATCTGCTTGCGCACCGTAAGTAGCCAACGATTCTCTATATACTCTGTCAGCTTCTGCCTTCTTTTCAGCCATACCGAACTGAAATGCAACTTGCCCTGCTGCCTGTGCTAAACCAGCCGCAGCACGACCAGGTGCTTCAAATGCAGCAGAACTTGCCCGTGGCCCCAAGCCACCAGCCGCTACTTCTACCTGTTGTCTGTATACTGGAATCTTAGGCATTATTACCTCACGCCATTAACTGTGCGGCTTGCGAACCACCTTGCAACAATGATTGATACGATTGTGTTTTTAATGCTGATGAACGTGCGCGGCCTTCTGCACGGGCTAATGCGGCTTCAGATGCCTTCGCGGTTTGTTCAATGTCGGCAGCATATTGAATGTTTAATGCGTCCATCTCAGTGGCAAAGTATGAATCAGCCAATGCTTGCAATGCACTGCCTGACATCTGCACACCAGATGCAGCGGTGGCTACTCTCTGTGATGCTATAGTTCGTTCTGCTGACTGACGCATTGATGCTTCTTCAGCAGTCTTTCTCCGCTGTAGAAGGACAGCCTCATTCTCAGCAACCTGTGCGTTGTATTCAGCAGTTTGTCTTGCAGCTTTGGCGGCGGCTTGATTTCCCTTATAACCGACAAATCCAGATAATGCGGCTGCCCCTGCTGCTACGGCTGTTGCACTCATTATATCACCTTCGCCATGCGATAGTAGTTACTACCGTCTGGCCCAAACTTATACATAACACCTTCATCTTCAAATCCCATCCATCTAGCAAATCTGA